CTTCTAGTTCAAGAACATGTCCACATTTATGTTGATCAGGTTTTTCTGCATACCCAAAATTTAATTCATTAAAATCTCCAGCACACCAATCAATTGTAAATAAATATTTACCTTTACGTTTTACTTTACGTCTAGAAGTGTATTGCATAGTAGCACCAGCTAATTCATAAAAAGTTGTAACACTTACATTGTAACTAAAACTATCCCACATAACTACTTCATCAAGAGGTAATTCTTTTACACCTGGTTTAGTACAGAAAGCTGTAATAGGTGCTCGCCACCATAGGCCACCATCCTCCATTAAAAAATGAAATAAAGGCACTCTGTTTGGTATAGAACTAAATCCAAATACCCCTACTTCAAAATATTTATCGTGTGAATCTTTTTGATCTCTCAAGTAATTTCCTCTTACATAACATTCTATTACAGGTATATTTGCATTTAAGTACGCCATTATATTTTAAACTCCTTTGTTTTGTTGTTTGCTTTGATTAAATATAAATTTTTTGCAGATCTTGTTACCCCTACATACCAAACCCTATATTCTTCATCTTGTTTTTCTGCAGATTTTTTGGCACCAGCCATAGTATTTAGAGTTTGATTTAAAAATAAAACAACGTTTGTTGCTTCACCTCCTTTAGCTCCGTGGATGGTTGACACTTTTATTCTTGGTTCTTGAGATAAATCTTCACCATTAGTAATCATTGCATCCATATATTCTATTTGACTTGGAGAAACTTTTGTAAAAGCTTTTTGCCACGGTAATGTAATATCTACTTCGTGCATTCTTTCTTCAACTCTTTGTCTTTGTATTTCAGGAATCTCTTTTTCTTCTCTCATTTGATTCCAATATCCAATGTCTTCATATAAAGATTTACCTATACTATTACCTTGTGCTGTTTGAAAAAACAACCCGTGTCTTTTTAATTGAGGCAAGATTGGTTTAAGTAAAGAATTAGTTCTGGTTAAAATTAACCAGTCTTCTTTTTCCATATCAGTAATTAAATCAGATAATTTATATCTTTCAATTATTTCTCCTCGTTCTTCTTTAGGTAAATAATCTTTTTGAATTCTATTTACACCTACTCTTGATATTACATCTAAAGCTTTTGTTTGTATATCAATTGGAACTCTTTGAGATTTAGTTAATAAAATGTCTGTACCTTTCCAAGTTTGAAAAGATCTAACATCGGCTCCTGCCCATCCAAAAATAGCTTGATCGTCATCTCCAGCAATCCACACTCTTGGTTTTGATAATGTACTATCCGTTATTATTTTATCTAACATATTCCATTGTAATTTAGATAGATCTTGTGCTTCATCTACAATAATTAATTGAAAAGATTTTTTACTTGGACTCAATAAAAATTTTTCAATCATGTCATTAAAATCTATCAATCCATATGTTTTTTTATAACTATTAATTTCTTTTGATATTGCATCAAGTTTAAATCTTTCAACCCAAGTTAAATGTTCGTTTCTATCAAACTGTTCTAACGGTGTTATCTGTCTTACTTTAGCTAAATTAATTAAAGTAAGGTACTCACTATCTGATGAAAAGATTCCGTTCCATTGATTGGTTTCGTGATTTGCATATTTAATTTGTATACCACAAGTGTCACCTATTTTTTTATAGTGTTCTTCTTGCATTACATTTTCTTCCTTTAAACCTAATTGATTAAATGCAAAAGAATGCAACGTTTGAAAATAAGGTAAATCTTTTTTAGTTAATCCTACGTTATCTGCTAAAAATCTATCTCTAGCTTCGTTAGCTGCTTTTCTAGTAAAAGCAAAATACCCTATGTTGTCTAATGATATTCCTTCATCAATAGCTTTTTGTACTGTTTGTAGTAAACTTCTTGTCTTCCCAGTACCTGGAGGACCAATTACTCTGTATTTTTTCATTAGTAATTACTCTCTTTTCTCTTCACTGGTTGATATTCTATCTGTTCCATGTGAAGCTGTGGAAGTCGACAGACCTTTAATGTTTTACCATCAACATTTAAAGAATGATTAAATTCTACGTTACAGTCTTTTTCTAATTGTCTTGCAATTCTCTCTTCTGGAATTTTCCAACTGCTACCTAGATGCTGGATAAAAGATGTAAATTTAAAGTAATGATTTCCATCATTAGTATAACACGCACCATTTTTTATTTGTCCTCTTTGTTTAGCTTGCGGACCATTGATACAATACTGATAGAGTTCATCGTGTAATCTATCTGCAATCTGTGTGCCTTTTGGTGGGTAAATAGTTTCACAACCATTACGCCATTCATTTAATTTTGCCCGATAGTCTTTTGGTTTTAATGGTTCAAAATAAACTCCTGTCTGTTCCCAGATTAAATTTAAAACTTCTTTCTGTGTTGTCATTAATTTTGTATTGGCTACAATAACTTCTACCTTATCATCACTAGGCATAACTACTTGAAATCTGTATTCTGGTTCTACATATTTTATAATTTGAAAGTCAGTAATGTCAGGAAAAACTGATATACCATCTGACTTAACACCAAAGGGTCTTGAATAACAAACACCTCGCATACATCTATCTTTAATTGGATCTTCATAACAAGTGTGTCCAGCTGTATCTTTTCTCCATGCAGCTATTTTAGAATCTAATTTTGTTTTATCCCACGGGTCTTCTAAATAATTATAATTTGCTTTTGATACTTGATCAGGCCATTTGTCTTTGTATTTTTTTTTAGCAAAGACCATGTAATTATACATAAACCTATCTCTACCATCATCTAATTTTGTTTTAGAACATAAAGCTAAACATGGAGGACCATCGTCAAATTCTGGATCTGCACCAGTTAATATGTTTTTGTGTGTTTCTTCTACTAGTTTTTGTAAATCTTCTTTACTAATTCTAGATTCTTCTGCTACCTTAATAAAAGACAGTAAATCTAGTTTAGAATTGTTCTTATCTAATGCATATCTTGCTGATTCACCATTGTTATAATAAGGTAAATTAATAAAGTTTCCTGGTTTTGTGTCTCCTTTTTCGTCTTCCTTTAATTCTTTCTGTTTAGGAAAAATTTCTGTGGTAGGTTTTAAACCTAGTGGTAACAGAAAAGCTTTTAAACCATCTATTAAATCTATGGCTGGTATAGGTTCCTTTAAAAAAATATAACAATGAAGTCCACCACTTTTAGAAAGTATTGGAACTAGTGGTAGTTTATATTGTGCAAATAATCCTAAATACTTTTCAATTTTAAATTCACCATAGTTAGGTGGATCAATATCAATACATCCAAATTGTGCAGTTTTATTAAGAGTGCAAGGTTGTACACCTATTGAAATTTTTCCTTGTAAATGATCTTTGTAATCGTTGATAGATAAGGGTCTACCTGCCCATTCGTAATTTGGTTTAATTTTGTTTTTGTCTGAATCTAAAGAAGTTCTAGACATATCAGCTATGCCAAAGTCTCCTCTATAACCAGTAAATAGTTTTATAAATTCGTCAACCATATTGATCCCGGGTCGGGACAGATCCACTCTCGCTTCCCTGTCCCTATCCTCTTGCAGAGGAATCTAGTAATTAGATTCTTCTTCTACGTTAGTTTCAACAGAAGTTGCAGCTATGTTGCTTTTATGTAAAGCAAGATTAAATTCTCTAGCCATGCTATAGATTTCTGCATTTTGAACTGGTCCGACTAACGAAACTGTCATTCCATGCCAAGTAAAATTACCTTGGTTCTCTACAGATTTAATATGATAAACCCTTGAAAACGCTGGCGCTGGTATAGACTTGCCTGTTTTTTTAGATACAACGAATTCATTATCCATCAAAGAATTCCAACCTCTACTAGTTTTTAACTGAGTAGTTTTTAAAGGCATCAATGCCTTTTCTGGTCGGTCTCCTAATAAAATAACAAAATGATTTGCTGTCTTGATAATTTCATTACCATTTTTCAACACATCTTTTGTACCTGATTTAGTAGTTTCGCCCATTACCTCTGGTCCCCTGTCATTATGTACAGGTCTACCTTCACTTCGTTCAAACGGTGCCCATTCTGGGTATGTCATTTTATAAAAACAAGGTATTACATTAATACCTTTTTCCCCACTATACAGTTTTTTTGTAACTGTATTGTAGAACATTCCAGCTTCTGCACCTTCTACATACTTAGCATGTTTCTTTTTAGTTTCGTAAGAACCACTTTGCAGCAGTTTTAGAAACGGTAAAGCTAAGTCGTCTTTCTCTATATTTTCTAAACCCATTCCTGAGTCTGTTTCAAAATCTAGAGTAGCTATCGCACCTTCTTTTTTGACCGTAAGGTCGCTTGCTTCTTGTGTCATGTTATTTGCTCCTTGTTATTTTTGTTTTGTTTCCCTTAAACAGGTTAAAATGTTCAGAAGGCAAGTCAAGATTACTCTCTACTCGCTCTCTGTACAGTGCTTTGAGAGTCATAGGTTCAACCTTCATTTTTTGTGTAGGTTGATATCCATTCTTCTCAGCAAGACTAGCATAATCGTTAGCCTTGTTATCTTCGCCACGACCAAAGGAAACAGTGATTTCATTTTTAATAAGATCACCCAGGTCATTATCTCGAAGCCATTTGTATGCGCTCTCTCTATTTGCTACAGGTATACTAGCGCCATAAATCTCTTTTACTTCTATGGCTGATCCATCTTGAAGTTTAAGAGTTTTTAATTTCATATTTTCCATTATCTCTGGAATTACTTCCTCAGATATTTTATCAGCTGCTTCTTTTTTTCTTTTTAAATTTTCTTCAAGAACTTTAACCTCGTCCTCTAAAGATTGCAACTGGATAACATAATCAGATAAACTATTTACATTATCAATTTCATTTACTTGTTGAGGCGAATCTGCCTCAAACTGTTGTGTTAGGTCTTCATTACTCATCTATTTCTCCTTTCTCGTATAGATCAAATTCTAAGGGATAATAAGTATGTTCTTGTCTGTCCCATTTTAAACTTTTAGCTCTACCATTATTTACTTTTGCAATAACAGCGCCAACCATAAAAATTATTTGTGGATCACCTGACAATAATAAATAATCATTGTCATTAAAATCTTTTAATAATCTTTCTAGTTTTCGTTTTATAGGTCCAGGACTCATAACAACTTGACTATCTTCTCTTAGAAGAACTTTTAGTTTACCATATTTTTGTGCACCAATAATATTAAATTTAGGACGCCCTGCTTGGGTTCCTGGTACTTCTTGTAATACATAAACTATAGGCTCGGGTTTATTTTCTTTCATGCTTGACAATATAAGCGTACAATACTATATTGTCAACTAGAAAGAAGAATTAATTATGGACTACAAATTTAAAACAAAACCCTATGCACATCAATTAATTGCATTAGAAAAGTCATGGAATAAAAAAGTATTTGCATATTTTATGGAAATGGGAACTGGTAAAACAAAAGTAGCAATTGATAATATTGCAATGCTTTATGACAAGGGTAAAATTAATGGAGCTCTTATTATTGCACCTAAAGGTGTATACAAAAACTGGTATTCTCAAGAAATCCCTACCCATTTACCAAACCACATAGAACATAAGGCAGTATTGTGGCAAGCAACTATTAATCAAAAACAACAAAAATTATTAAATACTTTGTTTGAAACAGGAGAAGATCTTCATATTCTTATTATGAATGTAGAAGCATTTTCTACAAAAAAAGGATTAGACTTTGCTGCTAAATTTTTAAATTGTCATAGCACATACATGGCTATTGATGAGTCTACAACTATTAAAAATCCTGGGGCTAAACGTACAAAAAACATAGTAGGTGTAGGTAAATATGCTAAGTATAGACGTATATTAACAGGTTCTCCTGTAACAAAATCTCCATTAGATTTATATAAACAATGTGAATTTTTAGACGAATTTTTATTAGATCATTCTTCTTATTATACTTTTAGAACTAGGTATGCCATAATGCGTAAAGCACATTTTAACGGAAGATCTGTAGAAATAGTAGTAGGTTATAAAAACCTTGGTGAACTGTCCGAAAAATTAAAAAACTTTTCATATCGTGTATTAAAAGATGATTGTTTAGATTTACCTAAAAAAACATTTATGAAACGTATTATTACATTAACTCCAGAACAAGATAAAGTGTATCAACAAATGAAGAAAATGGCA